CTGGCGCCGTCAATGCAAGTGGTCAGTGGGGAGACGGCCTCGACCGCACGGGCGGCCCAGGCGCGCGCCATCGTCGAGGCGCGGTACGTCATGGCGATGCAGCGCCCGCGGGATCTCGACGTGGTCCGCGAGTCGCTTCTGAAAGAGTGCAAGCGCCCGAGTTTCGCCAAGGTGGCGCGCTACCTCAAGCCGGTCGGCAAGGGCGTCTCGGGTCCGAGCATCCGCTTTGCCGAGGCGGCCGTGCGGGCGATGACCAACGTCGCCGTCGAGGTCAGCACGAGTTGGGACGATGAGGAGAAGCGCATTCTCAACGTCTCGGCGACCGACCTCGAAACGAACCTCGCCTACGGGCAAGACATCACAATCCGCAAGGCCGTCGAGCGCAAGTCGCCGAAGGAAGGAACACAGATCCTCGGCTCGCGCCTCAACAGCTACGGGGAGATGGTCTACCTCGTGCCCGCGACCGAGGATGAGATCCTCAACACCCAGAACGCGCAGATCAGCAAAGCCGTCCGCAACCTCGGCCTGCGGCTCATCCCCGGCGACATCGTCGACGAGTGTCAGACGACGGTGATGGAGACCCTGCGGCAGCACGACGCGAAAGATCCCGACGCTGCCAAGCGCGAGGTGTTCGACGCCTTCGCGACCGTGGGCGTCAAGACGGCACAGCTCAAGAGCTACCTCGGCCACGCGGGCGAGACGCTGACCCCGGCCGAGCTCGCGGACCTTCGGGCGGTCTACGCCGCGATCCGCGACGGTGAGGCGACCTGGAAGGACGTGCTGGCGGCCCGCGACCAGCCTCCGACCGACGATCCGAAGGAACCGACGGGCGCAACCGGACTCGACAAGCTGACCGAGAAGCTCGCCGGCGCTCCGACCGACCCCGACTTCATCCCGCCGACCCCGGCCGAGGAAGCGGCGGCAGCGAAGAAGGGCGGGAAGTCCAATGGCTGACGCCAACCGCCAGGACGCCGAACATCGGCTCGCCAACCTCGTCGCGCAGTGGATCTCGGCGCGCGAACAGAAGGCTGCGGACGTGGCCGAACACAACGAGGGGATCAAGGAACTGGAGGAGGCAATCGGGGCGCTGTCCGCAGAGATTAAGGGCGGGCAGTTCCAGCCGTCGCTGCCACTTGGAGGGACCAATGTGTGACATTCTGCGCGCCACGCTCTTCGCCGCAATCGAGGAACAGTACGCCGATCAGCTCGCCGAGCGGATCGAGCAGGTCAAGCACGAGCATCAGATCCGCGTCGAGGCAACGCTCGACAAGGCACTCGCCGCCATCACCGGCGAGAAGCCGGAGAAGCCCAAGGCGAAGGCACCGCGCAAGCCCCGGGCCGACAAGGGGCGCAAGCGGATGGGCAAGGGACTGCCGCCCGCACCGCCGGCCCCCGAGGAAAAGTCAGACGAGCCGTGCTGCGCCGACTGCGAGCACTACCGCTCGCTGCACGAGGGCGGTGACGGCGAGTGCGGCGTGAGCGGGTGCGGGTGCCCGGTGTTCATCAGCGAGAGCGAAGTGGGGGCGCCGTGAAGTTCCACGATGCCGCTTCGATCTTTCCGCTCATGGGTGAAACGGAAGTTCAGGGACTCGCAGACGACATTCGAGAAAATGGGCTCCGCGAGCCTATATGGCTGCACCCGGACGGCAGCGTCCTCGATGGTCGCAACCGGTGGGCTGCATGTGGGCTGGCTGGAGTTGAGCCGACGTTCCGCACGTGGGACGGAAAAGGCTCCATCATCGCGTTCGTCGTTTCGCTTAACCTGCATCGCCGTCACCTTGACGAGAGTCAGCGGGCGATGGTGGGCGCTCGGATTAAGCCGATGTTCGAGGCAGAGGCGAGAGAACGGCAGGGGACACGGACGGACCTTCAGGCAAATTTGCCTGAAAGTTCCCGCGGTCAATCCCGCGACCAGGCCGCCTCCGCGGTGAACGTCTCGGCCCGCTCCGTCGAGAGCGCCGCGAAGGTCATCGCCAGCGCGGTCCCCGAGTTGACCAAGGCCGTGGACCAGGGCCGTGTCAAGGTATCACTGGCCGCCAAGCTCGCCGACAAACCCATTGACTTCCAGCACGCCGTCATCAGGATTATCGAGGACGAGGGCGTCAAGCCCATGGAGGCCATTCGGCGCGTCACAGCGTCCACCATCAACAAGGCGCACGCGGACTTTCCCACCGGAAAGTACCGCGTCATCTATGCCGACCCTCCGTGGAGCTACGGTAATACTCAGCCGGACGACTTTCCAGAGCAGCGCGATCACTACCCGGTTATGACAATGACGGAACTGGCCGAGCTGCCGGTGCGCGATCTCGCCGAGGACGATTCGGTGCTGTTCCTGTGGGCCACGTCGCCAATTCTCCCAGAGGCGCTCAATCTTGCGGGGGCGTGGGGCTTCATGTATAAAGCATCATTCATTTGGCACAAGCTCGGACACGTTATGGGCCACTACAACAGTGTCCGGCACGAGTTTCTCCTCGTATGCGTCAGGGGTAGTTGCCAACCGGATGTGCGCACTCTTTACCCGAGCGTTCAGGAGATTGAGCGCACCGAACACTCTTCCAAACCGGAGGAGTTCCGCACCATCATCGAAACACTCTACCCGGCCGGCAAACGTGTAGAGCTATTTTCGAGGCGACAGGCCAAGGGATGGGATTCGTATGGCAACCAAGCTGGCACCTAGTTATCCGGGATGCCCCGACCCGCAGTCGTTCGAGAGCGGAATCGAGTTTCAGGACCGTGTATGTACTGAACTCTCGAAGCGGGGGATCATCCTGCAAAACCTCGGCAGTAAACGCTACCAGCTTGCAATCGGTGAAAACATCCAGGGATTTGAGATCAAACTCGATCGGCGATTTCTCGATACCGGGCGATTGAGCATCGAGGTCGCCGAGAAGAGTAACCCCAATAATCCCTTCTGGGTACCATCGGGAATTTATCGTAACGACAACACATGGCTCTACATCCAAGGCTGCGACTCCCGCCTCTACATCTTTGCGAAGACGCTATTGATTGGACTCCACAAGACGGGGCGCTATCAGGATGCGGAAAGCCACGGCACCGTGAAGAAGTTCTACCTTCCAATCGAAGACGCGGAGAAATATTGCGCCCTGAGAGTGGATATCGAACAAGAGACGGTCGAGTCCCTGTGACAACCAACCCCCACCAGGGAAGGTGTGGACGGGTGCTCGGCGTGGCGGCGCCGGGCCGAAATGAGGGGCGAGGTATGGCGCGCGCGACCTACTCCGAGAAGCTCAGGGATCCCCGCTGGCAAAAGAAGCGGCTGGAGATCATGCAGCGAGACAACTTCACCTGCCAGCGTTGTCAGTCGACGGCCGACACACTTGCGGTTCACCACCTGTCGTACGAGCGCGGAAAGGCGCCATGGGATTACCCGAATGAGGTGCTCGTGACGCTTTGCGAGCACTGCCACACCTACGAGCGCGAACAGCGCCCACTAACCGAGAAAGCGCTCCTCTTGGTCCTTTCGGATTTTATGGTCGACGACCTCGAGGCACTTAGCGAGGCGATGTCACTCGGCGCCGTTGCCATTGATCCAGAGTACAACCATACCGGCGTCAGACGGGCTCTTGAAAGGGCTGCCGGATGGGAGACACGGGCATATGACGCGTTCTTTGCAAGCCAACAGGCCAAGGACCGCCCGTGAGTTCCTTCGCGATCAAAAACTGGGAGCGGTTCCAGCACTACAAGGACCGCCGACCACCATGGATCAAACTCCACGCTCAACTCCTGAACGACCGCGCGTTCATGGAGCTAGCACTTGCTAGCAGAGGCTTGTTGCTGCTCCTCTGGATTCTCGCGTCCGAGGACGACGGGAAGGTACCCTACGACCAGCAAGACATCGCCTTTCGGTTGAGGATTGATAGATTTAGCCTCAAGGACTTAAATCCATTATTCTCTAGTGGTTTCCTAGTTCCTGATAGTGAATGCAAGCAGTTGCTAGCAGATGCTAGCGTTTGCGTCCCCTCTGTCTCTGTCTCTGTCTCTGTCTCTGACTCTGTTTCTTCTGGGGGGTTTGGGGGGAGCGGCGCGTTCGTGAGGCCGACGCTCGACGAGGTCGCCAAGCTAGTGGCCGGGCGCGGGTATCACTTCTCCCCGGCGGCCTTCATAGCCCACTACAACTCGAACGGTTGGAAGGTGGGCAGAAATGCGATGAAGTCCTGGGAGGATTCCTGCACAACCTGGGAGGAGAACTGGAAGAAGGAGCCGGGCGCCACAGGTAAGGCGGCCGCACGTTCGGCCGCCCAGCGCGCCGGCCTCGACGACGAGCGCCGCAAGCAATTCGCGGACATGGACCGCGAACTCAACGAGAAGGGGGTGATTGGTGAAACCGACCCAAGTGGGTGAGCTTGGAAGCCGCGTGCTGGAGATCGGCCGCACCGCCGTGGCGCGACTGTGTTACCGCTGCCAAGAGCGCGATGAGGCCGGCAACGGTCTGTGCACCGTCTGCGCCGGCCGGGTCGCCGCGGAACAGCGCTCCGATCGGCTCGCCGAGGCCGGAATCCCGCGGCGGTACGCAGGCGCCTCGCCCGCGGACATCGACGCCGTGACCTGGAATCGGGTGCTCGGCTGGATCCGCGCTGAGGGCTGGGCGCTGGTGCTCCTTGGACCGACCGGGTGCGGGAAGTCGCACCTCGCAGCGGCCGTCCTCGCACAACTGGCAGAGGGGCCCGGCGGGATGACCTGGATGTCCGTGCCGGCGCTCATTGACCGGTTCAAGGACTTCGACCACTCGGCCGATCTGATGGAGCGCCTCGTCCGCGTGCCGACGCTCGTCCTAGACGACCTGGCGGCCGAGCGGCTGACCGACTTCGGCCTCGACCGGGTTGCGACGCTCGTACAGGCGCGATACGACGGCTGCCGGCGGACGATCGTGACGACGAACCTGGACACCGCGGCGCTCGCCGAGCTTCACGGCCGGATGGCGTCGCGCTTGCTCGGGACCGGGGATGGCTCGACGGTTATCAAGCTCGGCGGCTCGGATCGACGGGTGAGGAAGGCGAAGACAGCATGATCCTCGCCCTCGATCCGGGTCCAACCGAGAGTGCATGGGTGCGGCTGCAGGATGGCGCCCTGGCCGGCGCAGCCAAGCAGCCAAACGAGGACGTGCTGGCAATGCTCGCCGGCTATCGCGGTGGGCGGGACGTCCTGGTGATAGAACGTATCGCCAGCTACGGGATGAGCGTCGGGGAGACCGTGTTCGAGACGGTCTACTGGTCGGGCCGCTTCGCGCAGGCGTTCGGTGGATGGGTCGAGCGGTTGCCTCGGATGGCCGTGAAGATGCACCTCTGCCACAGCCCCCGCGCGAAGGATACGAACATCCGGCAAGCCATCATCGACCGCTACGGTGGCCCTGCCTGCACGAAGAAGGGCGGCAAGCTCTACGGGATCAGGGCCGATATGTGGGCCGCCTTGGCGGTTGGGCTGTGTTGGCTGGACACGAACCCCATCGGCGCCGGGAACTCAGCCGCACCCCAAGGAGGTGCCGCATGACCCCCCTCTCCGCGTGGATCGCAACCGGCTGGGGCGAGGTTGCTGTCGCGCTGATGCTGGCGTGCCTGGCGCTGTGGGCGCTGATGGCGAAGAAAGCGAGGACTCGATGACCGACCGACCCCCGATCAGAACGACCGAGTGGTGGGCTGTTGTTGATGAGGACGGTGTTGTGTGGCACACCGAGGCCACCAGACAAGGCTGTATGGAGTGGGCGGTTGGGACGTTCGATCTCAGCCGTCGCTGGCGCTACATGCGGGAATCATGCGGCTACTCAATTCGCCGCGTCATCGTCACGGAGAGGGAGGAAGAAGGATGAGAGGATCTCTGCTTGAGAGATTTTTGGCTAGGGTCTATGTCCCATCGGACAGCCCAACCGCCTGCTGGACATGGACAGGCAATCGAGCTACCAAGGGCGGCTACGGACGCGAGCGGGATGAGAAGGACGCGGCCTGTGATCGCCTGCGCGACAAGTGCAACGAGTTGACCATCGCCCTCGGCAAGTCCGATCAGGAGGTTAGGCGAATCAAGACCGAGCGCGGATTCAAAGAGGCGTGGAACGAGGTGCTCGATCAGATGGGCGCGTACAAGGATCGTGCCGAGAAGGCAGAGCGGGAGCTTGCGGAGGCGAGGAAGGCGGCAGACTGGCTGTGGGATCACCGCGATAGGGTCGAGATTGCACTTGACGGTGTGGCCGAGGTTGTTGTGGCCTATCGCCGTCGAGAGGAGGCCAACGATGGTAAGTGACACACCGAGGACGGATGCGGCGGAAGATTCCCGCTGCGGGGGCCGCGTGATCGGAAGGGAGGCAACGATGCGAGTTGAAAACCTGGTGTGCGACCACTGCCGCAAACCGGCGCTCGCGCTGATGACCGTGGAGGACACGGAAGGCGAGCTGGCGCGGACGGAGGTCTGCCCGAACTGCCTGCCCGCCGTCGTCTCGGACGCTGTGCGCGCCGACCTCGTTGCCGTGCGCTTGGAATTCGCGCAGCCGGTCGCGGCGCCGGTGCGGATGAGGGCGAGGCGATGAGCGCCCCCGTTCTCACCATCACCGCCAACACTCGCGTCGACCTCGAGGTCAAGGTGCAGCGCGAGATCGCAAGGGGTTGGTGCCTGGTCGACGGCGTGCGCGAGTTGCTGTTCGACGGGAAGGTGCGCCCGGACAGACCGAGGTGGGCGCAGTCGATGAGGCGGACGTGATTGCAGTTCTGGAGGTGCGAGTGGCCGAGGTCGACGCGGACGTGGTCGAGGGAATTGTGCGGTGGTACGTCGAACAGGGTGGTACGTCGGGGACGGAGCGGATCGTTGTCGAGTCCGGACTGCGGCGTGTGGATCGGGCGCTTTGGGGACCTCGCGATCAGATTGGCCTGATCCTCGCCGAGTGTCCCTACCGCGCGATTGCTGGCGATCCGTTCGGTGGGTGGTTCACCGTTACACCTGTCGAGCGCGCGATCAAGGCAGAGTTGGAGTACACGCGCCTCGAGCGCATCGCGGCCCGGCTTCAGACGTGGCAGGGTGCGGTCGAGTGGCGGGAGACCGTCCTCGCGATGCAGGATCGCGACATGGCACGCCTGCTGGCGCAACACTACCGCGGGCACCCGGCGTGGCAGCCGGCGATGTCCTGGCTCGTGGGGGAGTTTGAACTCCTGGTCTACGGCGATCCGGCGCGCGGCGTGCGAGGGGATGCGTCGTTCCTGCCCTACGTACAAGGGACTTGACAACGTCCGAACGTAGCCTTAATCTACCTGCGACGACGATAGCGAGAGCTGTCGAAGGGCCCCGGGAAACCGGGGCCTTTGCGTTGAAGAGATGCCGAACGCGCCCTTGAAGGCCTGCGCCGCTCCGGGTTGCCGGAACCGCGTGGTCCGGGGAAGGTGTCCCGAACATGCGCGCGACAAGATGCGGCTGGCCGACGAACGGCGTGGGAACTTCCGCGAGCGCGGGTACACAGGCGCGTGGTCACGGTACTCGAAGACCCGACTCCTACTCCATGCCCTATGCGTCGATCCGTTCCACGTCCACGGCGAACTCGGTGCGTTCGCCGAAGTCACGGACCATATCGTTCCGCTGTGGGCAGGTGGTGAGTTGATGGAGGAACGGAATCTTCAATCCCTTTGTACAGCCTGTAACCTCCGCAAGGCAGCAGACGACACCCGGAGATACCGGAAGGCTGGGAGATGAAGGACGATGCCCGGTCACGCCTACTGTCCCACGCGACTGAGGACGTCCGCACCGGCTGTTGGAATTGGACCGGGTGGATTCAACGGAACGGCTACGGCGCCCTGTCTTTCAAAGGGAAGTTTTTCTACGCTCACCGTCTCTCCTTCGAAGTATTTGATGGGCCGATTCCGCCGGGGATGTTCGTGATCCACGCCTGCGACAACCGGCGTTGCGTGAACCCATCGCACCTTCGTCTTGGCACACCCGCCGACAACATGATCGACATGGCACGCAAGGCTCGTGGATGCCGCAGTAAGCATGGCCTTCCCCTGGGTGTTGCCTGCAAGCCGCGCAAGAGTAACCCCTACATGGCTCGGGTGCGCCGCGACGGCAAGATTATTCACCTCGGAGTCTTCGCAACTGTCGAGGAAGCGGCGCGGGTCGCCGATCGAGCTCACCAGCAGCAGTATGGGCAGGGGGGGGTCGAAAGTTCAGGAGTGGTCGCCGATGTGCCAGCGTGTGGCATCGACGCACATTCAGGCGCTTTGGATCAGCCGGGGGGTATGGGCTGATGGCAGGCAGAAGGCGGAAGCCGACGTCCGCCAAGGTGCTTGCTGGCACCTTTCGGAAGGACCGCGCGAATCCGGGGGAGCCAAAACCCCCCCGTGGCCACGTTACGGCCCCAGATTGGCTCAAAGGGGAGGCCCGGTGGGCCTGGGAACAGCTCGCCGGGCAGCTCGGGGACGCCGGCACGCGGGTTCTGTCCCAACAGGACCGGCACGCCCTGGGGTTGCTCTGTGACGCCTACCACGAGTACCGCGTCGCCCGGCGCCAGGTCGAGCACGACGGCATGATGGTCGTTCGGCTGACGAAGGCTGGGATGGTCAGAGTGAAGCATCCCCTCATTCAGGTTTACCAGGACGCCTGGCGCCGAGTGCGCCTGATGTTGGTGGAGTTCGGCCTGACGCCGGCGTCGAGATCCAAGACGAGTTCGCGGCCGGCCGAGGAAGCTGACCCACTCCAGGAGCTGCTGAAGCGCAGTGGAAACTCAGGGTAACCACACCGACCCGCGCGTCGCCGCGTTCATCACCGCGGCGATCAACGGGACGGGAGAGGTGTGCCGACTCACGCGACTGGCCGTCGAGCGCCATGTCCACGACCTCGAGCGGTCCGAGAGCGATTCCAACTACCCGTTCTGCTTCGACGCCAACGCGGCCCGCGTGGCCCTCGACTTCTGCAAACTCGTCCACCACTACAAGGGCGAGTGGGTCGGTCAGGTGTTCGACCCGCGACCTGACCAGGCGTTCCTCCTGTGGTGCGTGTTCGGCTGGAAGCGGCGCGAGGACGGGCGCCGGCGCTTCCGCGAGGTGCTCTACGAGGTTGCGAAGAAGAACGGCAAGACGTTCCTCGGCGCCGTGGTGGCCCTTCAACTGCTCCTGCTCGACGGCGAGGCCGGCGCGGAGATCTACTCCACAGCCGCCAAGCGCGACCAGGCCGCGCTCGCGTGGAAGGACGCCGCGGCGATCGTCCACGCGTCGCCGTCACTCGCCAAGTGCATCCAGCTCCCCCGCGGCCGCTTCGCCTACAACATGTTCGTCGCCAAGACGGGATCCAAGTACCAGGCCCTGAGCGCCGAGGACCAGGGATCGGACGGTGTCATGCCGTCTGGGGTGATCAACGACGAGCTCCACCGCCAGGTTGGGCGCGACCTGTACGACGTCCTCAAGTACGGCTCGCGCAGCCGCCGGCAGCCGCTGTTCTTCCATGCCACGACCGCCGGCGACGAGCTGGAGACCTCGCTGTACGACGAGATCCACAGCTACGCGACGGACGTGATCGAGGGAGCGGTGCAGGGCGCCGCGGCCGACGAGTTCTTCGCCCTGATCTTCACCCTCGACGAGGGCGACGACTGGAAGAACAAGGAGACCTGGATCAAGTCCAACCCCGGCCTCGGCGTCAACCTGCGGCACGAGGACCTGGAGAAGGATTTCCGTGAGGCGATGGACAAGCCGGCGGCCGAGGCGTCGTTCAAGCGGCTGCGCCTGAATGTCCGCACCTCTACCTCGGCGCCGTGGATCCGCGGCGAGGATTGGGACGCCTGCTTCGATCCCAAACTCGTTGGGTGGGACGGATGGCAAGGGAACGTCGCCTACGGCGGCCTCGACCTTGGCTCGACCACGGACACCTGCTCGTTTGCGACGCTGCTCCCGCGCGGAGATGTCATCGGAATCCGGTGCATGTCCTGGTGTCCGGGTGACCTCCTCGAGCAGCGCGCCGACCGCGACCGGGCCGGGTACGTCGAGTGGGCCCGGCAGGGGTGGCTCAAGCCGACCCCGGGGAACGTCGCCGACTACCGCTGGATCGAACAGTTCCTCGTCGAGCAGACGAAGCTCTACGCCTACCGCGAGGTCGGGTACGACCGCGCGAAGGCCGCCGATGTCGTCGTGCGCATGGCCGACGCGGGGGTCCCCTTGGCGGAGGTCGGCCAGGGCCCAGTCAACATGACCTCGCCGATCCAGCGTTTCGAGGACCTGGTCATCTCCCGGGCCATCCGCCACGACGGCAACCCGCTCCTCAAGTGGTACATCCTCAACGCGAAGTGCTACGAGGTGTCGAGCGGCTCGACGACCCTGAAGAAGCTCAAGAAAGCGAACTACCGGGCGCGGATTGACGGCGTCTCGGCCTCGCTCAACGCCACGCGGTTGTACCTCGACCTCAACCCTGGCCAGGAGGATTCCGGCTACGGCGAGGGCTACTTCAAGGAGCCACCGGAGGCCGGCGAGCCGCCGGCTGAGGAAGCCGACGCGCGACCCCCGTCCGGCGGCTATGGTGACTACTACAAGGAAAGCGAACCATGAACTTCGGCGAGATCCTCGGCCTCTCCGACGTGTTGAAGGAGATGGCGCCGGTCGCGAGGGAGGTCCTCGAAACCAACCTCACCAGCCCTGAACAGTGGCTGGTGGATGACACGGGCGGCCGCCATGTCACCGCCGGCGTGCCGGTCAACGAAGAGACGGCGATGGCGGTCGGCGTCGTCAACGCCTGCGTCGGCATCCTGTCCGGCATCCGGGCGATGTTGCCGCTGAAGGTGTACCAGAAGACAAAATCGGGCAAGCGCGTCGCGGAAGAGCATCGCCTCTACCCCCTGCTCCATGACGAACCGAACGACGAGCAGGCGGCATTCCTCTGGCGCGAGGCCGGGTGCGTGCACGAGCTCCTATGGGGCGACCAGTACAGCTACATCGAGCTCGACGGCGCTGGGCGCGTCACAAACCTCTGGTCGCTCGACCCGGCTCGCATCTACCCATACCGCGACGTTTCGACACACCAAATCCTCTACCACATCACGCCGATCCACGGGCCGGTCCTGGACCTTCCGGCGGGGGACATCCTGCACGTCCCAGCTCTCGGTTTCGACGGGCTGAAGGGGCGGTCCCGGATCGGCTTCGCGCGTGAAGCTATCGGCCTCTCGATCATCACCGAGCGCCATGGTGCCGCGTTCTTCGCCGACGGCGGCAGACCCTCCGTCGCCCTGAAACATCCCGGCAAGGCCAACCGCAAGATTGCCGGGAACATCAAACGTGAGTGGATGGAGGACCATGGGGGCGCCGGCAACCTCCAGCGGCCGGCCGTTCTGTTCGAGGGAATGGACCTCGTCAACTACGGGATGCCGAACGACGACGCACAGTTCCTCGGGACCCGGAGCTGGCAGGTGGAGGACATCGGCGGCCGGTTCTTCCGGATTCCGCTCTGGCTGCTCGGGGTAAACCAGACGGGCCACGTCGGGAGCGGCATCGAGCAGCAGAACATCGCGTTCCTCCAGTACTCGCTGATGCCGGACCTCATCCGGGTCGAGCAGGTGATCAACGCAAAGCTCTTCTCGGCCCGCGACCGCGCCAACGGCTACTTCGTGGAGCACGCCGTCGACGGGCTCCTCCGCAGCGATTTCAAGAGCCGCATGGAGGGCTATCAGATCGCGGTCGGCGGCCCGTTTATGACGAGGGACGAGGCGCGAAGCCGGGAGAACCTGGACCGGCGTGGTGGCCCGTACGACGATGTCCTCCAGAACCTCAACCAGGAGGTCACAGGCGCCCCGGATCCGACAGAAACGCTGCCCCCGGCCAACCTCCAGGGTGCCTTCGAGCCCCTGGTCCGAGAGGCCTGGCTGCGCGGGCTGCGGCGCATGGGCGCGCGCACGGGACACGCGGAAGACCCGGGGGCCGCTCGTTCCTACGCCGTCGACCAGTTGGAACCGATTTTGACCTCGTATCGCCAGATGGGCGGACGCACAGACGATGCTGAGTACCTCGTCGGCCAGGTGCCCGCGGACGCCCTTGACGGGGATCTCGAAGTGTTGGCCGCGCGCCTTGCGGCCTCAGCACTGGGAGCGTGACATGTCCGCAATTCCGAAGCACACGACCGCAACGACCGAAACCGCTTGGGATGGTCCCGCCAACGAGGCGCGGCTCAAGCTTGGTGGCTCGGAGGCCTACTACCGGAGCGCGTACGCCTGGCAGGACCCAGAGGGCGACGCCACGAAGAAGAATGCCTTTCGCTACATCCACCATATGGTTGCGGACGGCGGCGAGGTCGGCGCGGCGAACGTGATGGCCTGCGTCAGCGGCATCGGCGTCCTCAACGGCGCGCGCGGAGGAACGACCATTCCCATGGGCGACAAGCGCGGCGTGTATGACCACCTGGCCGGCCACCTCCGCGACGCCGGCAAGCAACCGCCGGACTTCAAGGGCGAGGACGGCGAGGAGTTCGCCGCCAGGGACGTCGCGGTGCTCGCGCCTGGCCGGGCAGGAAGAATCGCCGCGGCTTTCCCGAACCTCTGGAACTGGATCGCCGCCTCCGCTTGGGCGATCGTGCCGGAGCGCGGTCTCGAGCTGCTCGCGGCCCTCGAACTCCGCGGTTCGGGCGTCGCGGTCAACTTCGAGGCCGCCAGGTCGATCAGCCGGGCGCCAGTTGCCGGGGGGAAGGGCGTCGCCGTTATCCCGCTGTACGGCCCCCTGGCGCAGCGGGGCGCCCTCTGTGGGACCTCCGTGCAGGACTTCATGGCCACGCTGAGTGCGGCGATGTCCGATCCCAACATCGCGGCGGTTGTGCTCGACGTTGACTCGCCGGGGGGCAACACCTACGGCATCGACGAAGCGTCCTCGGCGATGTACGCGATGCGCGGCTCGAAACCGTTGATCGCCGTCGCCAACTCGGTGATGGCGAGCGCGGCGTACTGGCTGGCGAGCGCGGCGGATGAGGTCGTCGTCACGCCTGGCGGCGACGTTGGCTCGATTGGGGTCTACGCCGTGCACACCGACCAGTCCGGCGCGGCCGCGCAGAAGGGGGTCACGAACACCATCATCTCGGCCGGAAAGTACAAGGCCGAGCACAGCCCCTTCGGCCCGCTGACCGAGGAGTCGAAGGCGAGCCTGCAGAAGATGGTCGACGAGAAGTACGGGATGTTCACCGCCGCCGTTGCCCGCAACCGTCGCACGAGCCCCGATGTCGTGGGCCGCGGCTACGGCGAAGGGCGCACGGTAGGCGCGAAGGAAGCAGTCGCGGTCGGCCTCGCCGATCGCGTGGGGACCCTGGACGAAACGCTGGCGCGCCTCGGGGTCGGGGCGTCGCAGGCAAACCGTGTCGCGGCAGCCGCCGCGACCGCAACCCCGGAGGGCTACGGGCAGACGCTCGAGCGGCTCTCCCGCCACCTCGAAACCGAAAAGGAGACCTGACATGAACCGCAAGATGGATCTGTTGCAGCGTCGCGCCGAGCTGGTCGCCCAAGCCCGACGTGACTTCCTCGAGCCCGCGGTGAAGGACAAGCGCGCCCAGACCGCCGAGGAGTTCGCCAAGTACGAGGCGATGATGAAGGATGCGGAGGGCCTCAAGGCCACCGCCGACAACCTGGACCGCCAGGACGTCATCGAGCGCGCACTCGACCAACCCGCGGCATTCAACCACGGCGTTTCGGAACCCGGGGGGCTGACGGCCGCTTCGGTCGAGAAGCGGGTGCTCGCGGCGTTCGCAGGCGGCGGCTACGATGCCGTGCCCAAGGGCAGCCCCGACCGCAAGGTTCTGGACGACATCCAGGGCCGGGCGTTCGTCGCGTGGTGGCGCTTGGGGCCCGACGCCGGAACGCTGCTCTCGCCGGAGTACAAGGCCGCCCTCAACGTCACCGACCTGACCCGCGGCGGCTACCTTCGGCCGCCGATGTCGGTCATCCAGGGGATCCTCGCGGCTGTCGACAACCTCGTCTACATCCGCCAACTCGCCACGAAGATCGAGACCTGGGAGGGTGGCAGCGCCGGCCAGGTTTCCAGAGAGACGGACATCGACGACATGGAGTGGTCGATCGAGCTGCCGACGTCGATCACCGAGGACACCTCGCTCAAGTTCGGCATGCGCGAGCTCGTCTGCAACCCCTTCCGCAAGCGGCTCAAGATCTCGAAGACCCTGCTGAACATGCCCGGCTTCGACATCCTGACCTACGTGTACCAGCGCCTGGGGTACAAGATCGGCATCACCCAGGAGAAGGCATACCTCCTGGGCACCGGCGTCAAGCAGCCGCTCGGGCTGTTCGTGGCGAGCAACGAGGGGATCCCGACCTCGCGCGACTTCGTCTGCGGCAGTGCGACGGCGATCACCTACGACGGCCTGCGCACCTGCCGCGGCGCGCTGAAGATGCAGTACCGCCCGAGGGCGAAGTGGCTCTTCCACCGCGACGCGATGACGCAGATCACCCTCCTGCGCACCAACATCGGGGGCGCCGGCACCGGCGAGTACATGTGGCAGCCGGCGAACGGGGACCAGCCGGACAAGATCGACGGCATTCCGGTCTTCGTCTCGGAATACGTCCCCAACACCTTCAGCTCCGGCGACTACGTCGGGATGCTCGGGGACTTCTCGTTCTACTACATCCTCGACGGCCTGAACATGCAGGTGCAGCGCCTGGTCGAGCTGTACGCCGAGGCGAACCAGGACGGCCTCATCGCCAACGTCTCGGGCGACGGGATGCCGGTGTTGTCCGAGGCTTTCGTGCGCTGCAAGCTCGGCTGAGTGGCGCAGTGAACTGACGCAACCAACGGGGGCCCGGAGACGGGCCCCCTAACCCGAAGGAGATGAAACATGAACCCGTACACCGAGTTTGAGAACTTCCACCAACAGGTGGTGGTCCCGGCATTCGTGCCTGGGGTCTTCAATGGCAGCGCCAACGTCACGCCTGTCTCGATCGACCGTTCCGGCTTCAACGCGGTGATGCTGGTCGTCCAGGCCGGCTCCGTCACGGACGGCCAGACGCTGACGCTCCAGGCATGCGACGACGACACCAACTACGTCGACGTGCCGGCTGGCGAAATCCTCGGCGACCTGACCGGCTTCAAGGCCGTGGTCGCCGGCGACGCCAACAAGTGCATCGCGATCGGCTACGTCGGCCTCCATCGGTACCTGCAGATCGGCTGCACGGGCAACGGCGGCACGGGCGCCGCGTTGGCGGCCTTCGCCGTGCTCGCCTTCCCGCGGAACGCGCCTGCGCAGTCGTAGGCACATCAAAACCTGAAGGGGGCGGCCGACCGCCCCCTTTGATTTGGAGGCTGCGATGAAGAAGACGATCCTTGCGGCTGTCCTGGCCATCCTCGCAGCCGGCAGTGTGCTTGCGCAGACGGCGACGCCGACTGTGAACCCGACGAACACGCCGACAGTCACGCCCACGGCCACGGCGACGATCACGCCGACTGTCACGCCGACGGTCACGAAGACACCAACCAAGACGCCGACGCCAACGGCGACGCCCTGGTACTACAGGACGCCGACGACGACTCCGACCCCGGCCAACACGCCGACGATCACCCCGACCAAGACGCCGACCCGGACGCCGACAATCACCCCGACGCCGACGATTACGCCGACGCCCACGGTCACCCCGACGCCGACGGCCGCCAGTGCGCTGTCCTCCCTGACGACTCTCAGCGCGACGCTCCAGTCGGGAGCCACCACGGGCAGCGGCCTGGTCTTCGACACCGGCAACTCGATCTTCCACTCCACCGTGTGGATTGAGTGGTCGGCCGGCTGCAGCGCGGGCGCCGTGAGCATCGAGACCGCCAGGACCCCGGGCTATACCGGGACCTGGGCCGTCGTCCAGGCAGTCCCCTGGTCGGCAGCGTCAAAGGTCGACTGCGTCCACATCACGACCTCGCTGGGCGCCGTCAGGGCCCGAATCTCCACGACCATCTCGGGCGGCACGGTGACGGCGACTTGGGTGGGCTACTGAGCGAAAGGAAGGCACCATGAAGGTCAAGATCCGCAACACGTCGGCCGACGCCAGGCGCGTGGTCCATGCCGGCGCCATCCTCATCGTCTCGGACGAGTCTGCCCTCGATGGCCTCGACTACGACATCCTCGACCCGATCCAGGCGACCACCATGAACCTGACGCCGAGGGCCAGGGCCGCGGTTGAAGCTGCCGAAGTCGAGCCCGAGGGTGGGAGGGCGAAGGGCAAAGGCAAGTGATCACGTTCCACCGGACCGCCGAGCCGGCCGTCGAGCCGATCCTCATGGACGACGTGCTCATGGACTGGGCCGGGGTCTCGATTGGCGACACTGCCGGGACGCCGAACGCGGCCGCGAAGGAGAGGATCCGGGAGCTGATCACCGACCAGCGGCAGTTCCTGGAGAACGACCTCGAGCGCGCGATGATCATCGGCCCCTGCGTCGCCACCCTCGACCTGGAGGACCTGATCGACTGGAGCCGCGACCAGGACGGGTACCGCAGGCACTACCACGCGCTCCCAGGCGTCTGGCGCCAGGGGTTCATGCAACTCCTGCGCCGCGAGGTCTACCTCCCGCTGCCGCCCTTGGTGTCCGTCCAGTCGGTCACGGCCACCCTCGTGGACGGCACAATGGTCCTGATGGATCCCACTACCGACTACTGGGTGGCGCTCGCCGGCGAGGACCCCGGGCGCATCCTCCTCCGCGACGGCGTTCTCTGGCCGTCGCCCCTGCGCCGGCAGGCGTGCCTTGAGGTGCAGTTCACCGGGGGCTACGCGGCCGCCATCGCACCGGCGGTGCAGGCGAGCGCCGACGCCGAGGCGGCGATCGCCGCCTCGGTCGTGGCGGCGGCCGCCACCAGCGCTGTCCGCTACGCCGTCGAGGTGGCCGGCAACGCCATCGCGTGGACCGTCTACGGGGCGGATGAGGCCGACTGGTCTGACGAGGCGCCGGTGCATGCCACGGACGTCGTGACGGCCGGCCGAATGGACCACGTCACGATCCCATCCCTCGTGAAAGCGTACTACCGGGTGAAGATCACGAGCCAGGTGGCCGGAAAGTCGGGGTTGGTGACGCTCACGGGCATCGCGGGCGTAGTCCCGGGCCCTCTGCGCGTCGCGGTCCGCGAACTCGTGCGCTACCACTACGTCCACACCGGCGACCAGCTCTACATCGGCGCCGGCGGCTTCAAGGGGCAGGTTCCCCCGCCGGACGCGATCCTCGCCAAGGTGGCGAACTACCGGCACCAGGTGGTGGTCTGATGGGCTGGCAAGTCGTCTACGACCCCTCCGAGGCCAACGCGATGCTGCAGCAGCTCGAGCAGAACCTCGCGACGACCGGCGTCGAGAAGGTCGCCGCGAAGGCGGCCGACGAGCTGCTCACGGAGGCTCACGGCTCCTTCGGGACGAAGGCCGACCCGATGCGGGATACGGCGTGGGCACCCCCGGCCGCGGCAACGGTGCGCGACAAGGGCTTCAAATCGCTCCTGGTGCGGAGCGGTCAGCTCGAAGGCGCCCTCGTCTCCGGGTACCAGCTCACGCCCGCCGGGGCGACGGCGTTCCTCAACGTTCAGGCCAGCCAGATCGGTCTCGCCCTGATTCATCTCTACGGCGTGCAGGCGAAGAAGCGTCGGACCTACATGCGCTCGACCCCCAGAGGGTTCAAGAAGGAATCGCGGCCCCGGCTGCGGCCGGCTCAGGCCATGCCGGCGCGCGGCTTTGTCGGGATCCCCCCTGAGAAGATCGCGGAGCTGACCACCTACACCGAGCAGGTGATGGTCCCATGAGCGCGCACGACACGATCCGCGACGTGATCACGGCGGCGATCGCCGAGACGCTCCCGGACGTGCGCCTCGAGAACGACATCTCGGAGCAGGCCGCGATCGAGCTGGCACAACAGGCGTCGGGCCTCTGCTTCAACTTCTACTGGGACGAAACCACGTACGCACCCAACGAAGAACTCGGCTCCGTCCACCAGGACGAGACCTGGACGTGGCAACTCGAACTGCTGGTCCCTGGGCAAATCGGTGATGCGAGCCTGGCGCAACAGATTTTCGCGGACGTCGCCGCGGCGCTCTGTCCGATTGCCGGACTCCGGCCGGATGTCGGCTGCAGCATGCTCGAGCTTTCAGGGATCAAGAACGTCGGCTACATCGGCTCGTGCCGGCTCTATGCCGCCACGATCACCCACCAACGAAGCGTTTAAGGAGGCGCCATGGCGCTATACACCGTCACGCTCGTCAACGGAGCGGCGGGGGAAGAGCGGTCCTTCTGTCTTGGGCATGGACCGCGCAACCTCACGCTCCACCTCAACCAACCGAGCGAGCCCGTCGAGCTCGACGACCGTCAGGTGGAGGAGCTGCGTCGCGTCGCCGACGTCGAGCCGCTCGCGACCGCCGACACGCGGACGAAAGCCGCAGAGGAGGAGTAAATGGCCATCAGACAAGGAACGTACGACCGCATCATGCTGTGGAAGGAACTCACGCGGGGCACGAAGCCGACGACTCCGGCGGGGCACGTCATGCCCCTGATGAGCCGGACCTTCGATCTGCACGAGACGGCCATCCAGCCGCGCTTCGAGATCAACGGCTCGCCGAAGCCCGCGCAGCCGGGTCGCGATGTGTTGCTGGCCGACGGCAACGTCGTGGTGCCGATCGACGAGGTGGGCGTTGGCCTCTGGCTGAAACTCTTGCTCGCGGCCTACACCAAGAGCGGCTCGGCCGACCCGTACAGCCACGTCTTCGAAGTGGCGTCGGCCGACCCCGAGTCGTTCGGCGTCGAGCTCGGCAACACCGGCGTCAGCAAGTTCGACGTGATCCCAGGGTGCGCCGTCAAAGGCATCACCCTCCAGGTCCAGAAGAACCCGGCGAAGGCGACGATCACCGCCGACCTGGTCGGCCTGGTCGGCGGTCCACCGGCGCTGAACGGTGCGACGTCGGTCGCCGCGACGCCGGCGACCTACCTGACCTCTCGCTACGACCTCTTCGGGTCGAAGGCGAAGATCGGGGGCACCCTCAGCGGTGTCGTCCAGCAACTCAACCTCAGCATCGTGCGCGCGGTCACGGTCGAGCAGGTCCTCGACGGCAACCGCTACGGTGCTTTCATCAGCTTCGGCAACTTCACGATCTCCGGCAGCCTCCAGGGGATCTGGGACGACGCCGACGCCCTGCGTCTGCTCGCGATGAGCGCCGCCGGCGCCCCCGGTGCGGCGACGACCCTCGAGCTCGACCTGGTCAGCATGACCGCTGGCCACACGCTCACGTTCCTGATGAACGAAGTGCTCCTGGCGCTGGCGGCCGCGCCGGGCACGCCGGCTACCCCCGGCGCGAAGAAGCTCACCGTCGACTTCCAGGCCTACTACCAGAGCAACGCCGACGCGCCGATCCAGGCGACGTTGATCAACGGAATCGCGGACTACGCCGCCATCTTCACCGCCGCGTAGGCCGAAAACGAGGAGGAGGAACGATGCCGAAGATCCTGATCGGGCTTGCGCCCGATCCCGTGTGGGTGAAACTGACAACGGCTGAGGGAGAGTCCCTCATCGGTGGCGAGTTCCTCGTGCCCCCGATCACCGCCGAAATGCGCCGGCGGTGGGAGACGCGGTACGGCTTCTGCCGCAAGTGCGGGGGGATCGGCATCATTCCCCTCGGCCAGGACAGCGCCGCCAGGTGCCCGGTGTGCCGGGCCAGCTCGACGGCGCCGACCATGGACAAGCCCGAGATCCAGCAGGCGATCGGCGTCGAGCTGTGCCTCGGCATGCGCGACGTTCCGACCGCGGACGGCCCGGAGTACGAGTTCACCGACGAGCACCGTGACGACCTGGTGGCGAAGTTTCCGGAGGTCTTCTGGGCGCTCATGCGCACCGGCAAGGAGCTCGCGGAAGGGCGGGCGGCGACCCAGGGAAAAGCCTAACGGAGGCGGTGCGTTGCCAGCTCGCGGGCACGCCCCTACCGGAGGACCTCTCGACCGCGGACCTGGTTGTGCTGTCAGCGTGGTCGCTGGTGCACGACCAGGTCCGGGTTGGAATGTCCGGAATCACCGGTGTCGACTGGGCCGGCGTCGCCGCGGCGCTCAAGCCGGCCGGGTACTGGGACGATGAGCGCGACTGCATCCCCGAGGACCTCTTCGATGGCCTCCGCGTCATGTTTCACGAGTTCGTCGCGTCCACTTCCGAGCACAGCGATTCCAAACCGCCCGAGCAGGGCGGTGGCTACCTAAAGGGGTACTGATGAAGCTCGCAACCGTCTACGAACTCCTCGATCCGCGCACGGGGGAGATTCGCTACGTGGGGTGGACATCGAATAGCCCCGCGCTCCGGTTGCAGCAGCATCTCTGGGACGCCCGCTACCTACAGGCGAAACCGCATCGGTGCAAGTGGATTCTAGAGCTTCTGAGGGACGGCCTAATTCCTCTGCTTGACGTCGTGGCAATTGGTGAAGTTGCTGAAGGCCCGGCGACCGAGCGTGCGGTGATTGCAGCGCGCCGCCGAGCAGGCATGCGGTTGACGAACGTCACGGACGGTGGCGAAGGGGCCCCAGGCCTCAGCCATCCCCACAGTCCTGAGACACGAGCAAAGATGCATTTGGCACACCTCGGTAACAAGTATCGCCTCGGCACGAAGGCGAGTCCCGAAACCAGAGCAAAGATGAGCGCTGCTCATGCTGGGAATCGCTACTCGGTCGGTCGTCGCCACAGCGAGGAAACCAGAGCGAAGATGAGTGCTTCGCAGCGCCGCCGGTGGCGCGCGCGCGCCGGGAGGTCCTAGTGGCCGGGCGCGCGCTGATCGAAATCGCGATCACCAATACCGGTGGCACGGCCACCATCGACGCGATCAAGTCTCAAATGGATGCGCTTGGCGTGTCGATACTCTCGGTGAAGGAGTCGGGCGACCAGCAGGACAAGACCCTCCAGAACCTCCTCAACCGGCTCGAACCGGCGCGCGTGGCGACCGAGAAGCTCGCGTCCTCGCAGCAAATCCTTCAGCAGGCGTTCGACGCCGGGAAGATTACCCAAGACCAGTACACGGCCGGCCTCGACACGCTGTGGCAGAAGTACAACGCAACCACGGCTGTAACAAATCAGGCCGCGGTCGCCGCCGATGCGCTGAAAGAAAAGTATGCCGAGACCGCGCCCGTCCTCGACACTCTCAAACAGAAGCTCGAGCAGGTCCAGGGCGGAACGTTGAGTTTCGGTTCGGCGCTAGAACAGCTGGCCCCGAAGCTGACGGCCATGCTCACCAACCCGATTGTGCTCGCGATGGCGGCGCTCGTGGCCCTGGGCAAGGGGCTGGAGTCAATTGGCTCGGCGGCGGCCGATGAGGAACTCGTCAACGCGAAGCTCTCGGCCACATGGACCGCCAACGCGGGAGCCGCGGGAATCTCGAAGGAACGCCTCGACCAGCTCGCGCAGTCCCTGTCGGACATGAGCGGCGTCTCGCGTGACACGATCAAGAACGCCGAGGCGCTCGGCCTGACGTTCGACCAGGTCACCGGACCAATGTTTGAGCGGATGATTAAGGACGCTCTCGACATGTCGTCTGTAACGGGGCGCGACCTCAATTCGTCACTGGAGCAGCTCGGCCGTGCATTGCAGAACCCCGCCGCCGGTCTGGCGACGCTGACGCGCTCCGGTGTCACATTCACCCAGGCCGTGCGCGAGCAGATCAAGGCCATGGCCAATGGCGGCGACCAGATGGGCGCCATGAACCTAATCCTTGACCAGGTCGAGGGGAAGTTCGAGAACGGCGCCGAGGTTGTGGGCAACACCACCGTCGGCGCGTGGAACAAGCTAACGAACGCAACCAAGGAGTTGATGCAGTCACTCGGGAGTCCATTGCTTCCGGCGGCGACGGCATGGCTAACGGGCACGACCGTAAATGTGCAGGAAGCGACGCTGGCGGTAGACACGTGGAAGAGTGCATTCGAGTCGTTCTTCGAAACCCTCGGAAGTGGCTCTGGCGTGATGTCGTCCGTCACCGCGTTCTTTCAATCGCTCGGTGGTGGTTCAGACGAACAGCTCCGCACCCCAGCCCCGGCATTGAATCTCCAGGCGCAGTTCGATGCGCTGACGAAGGGCGTGGGGAGCATTGCCGCCCCGGGCGGCCCAGGCGCCCAACTGTTCTACCAGGAGACCGACGACGGGATACAGGACACAATTAAGGCCTACGCCGCCCTCCAGGCATCGTTCGATCCACTCGCCAAAGCCACGCAGGACTACAAGACCCAAATGGCGACCCTGAACGAGGCGGTGAAGCTCGGCATCAACCTCGGCGGCGACTACCAGAAGGTACTCGACGGCGCAAAGGCGAAGTTTCAGGACGCCAAGGATGCAGCCAGCGGGTTCACAAAGGCGCTCAAGGACAGCAACGACTACATGAAGGGGGAGCCAACCTTCGAGTCTCCGCTGTACTCCTCAGCGTTCCCGAGCGACGCCGAGCACGACATGGTTGACCTCGGGGAGAAGAGCGCCGACTACTTCACGACCGGATTTATTGGCGAGTGGTCCGGTCCTGGGCTCGGACAGGGGCTCCAACTCGCAAGCACCTCGTTCAACTCGTTTGCCAGTTACGCGGGCGCCAACTTTGGCATGACCATGGGCGCGATGGTCCCCGACGGGATCGAGGAGGGCATAGAGGCCGGCGTCCTCGGCGGCCTCGCTGGGGTCGTACCGCCGCTCAACAAGTGGGCCGTCGACCTCCAGCGGTCAACCACAAAAGCCTTCCAGGATGGTTTCCTTGCGATCTTCGAGGGCAAGGGCCTGAGCGATGCGTGGAAGTCGTTCTCGGATCAGATGGCGAAGACGGCCTCGAAGTCACTCGGTGACATGCTGACCGGGCTGCTGACCGGGAAGGACTCCCAGGGTCACCAGATTACAGGAATCACGGGCTCGAATGGCCTCCTGGCAGCCGGCGGCCTGGAATACACGGACCCCGTAGGTGGGCAAACATCTTTCAACTGGGGCGCCGCCGGGTCCATGGCCGGCGGGGCAATCTCGTCGAACGCCCAGGCGAAGGGCAGCCAAGGCGAGGGGGCACTCGGTGGTGCTCTCTCGGGGGCCGCATCGGGCTACATGATGATGGGCGGTCCGGCCGATCCGTACTCCTACGTGGGCGCAATTGTGGGTGCTGTCGTCGGCGCCGCGATGGGCTACTTCGGCACGGCTGGCGCGAAGGGCTACTCGATGAACGTCGCGGCCGGCAGCACGCAGCCGGCCGACTGGACCACGAAGTGGCAGCAGGACACGACCCAGGGCGGGACCTTCTCCTCGGTTGGCGTCTCGACTGGTGGCGTGGCGAATACCGCCGCCCTCACCCAGATGAGCCAGCAGGTCTCGGAGAAGGCATCCTCGACCCAGGACAGCCTGCAGGAATTGCTGGTCCTGATGAAGCAGCAGACCATCGCAAACCCCGCGTGGTCGGCGACCCTCAGCGGAACGACCAGCGACGTCTCGACGGCCTTCAACCAGTTCCTGAACAACACGATGCCGCAGGCGGTGTTCCAGGCGTTCAGCCCGGCGCTGACGACGGGTCTGGAGGCGCTCGGCGTGTCCGCCGACCGGGCGAAGAACGAGATGGACGCGGTCATCAGCGCCAGCGACTTCAGCAAGGCGATGGCGAGCCTCCAAGCATACGTCCAGGCGCTCCTCGACTTTGGAACGGAGACAACCGAGCTTCAGAAGCCGCTGTCGCAGCTCGTCTCCGACGCGTCGATGGGCGCGGTGCAGAAGTGGGCGGAGAGTCTCGCGACCACGCAGACCTCGATCGGCAACATCCTCCAGAGCTTCTCGGCGCTGTCCTCGACCGACCAGGTGTCCCAGGCGACGCAGGCTGTCTCGCTCATCAACCAGCAGATCTCGGCCAACCAGCAGCTCATGGCATCGCTCGTCTCGACCGGCAAGCAGATCGACCAGTCGTTCCAGTCCATCTTCGACAGCATCGCCACGACCACGGCGACGTCGAAGGGGACGGGGGCCCTCCAGGCGTACCTCACGTCGCAGTTCACGACGGCGTTCGCGGCGCTCCAGGGGCTGAACCCGGCCACCTCGAGCACGGAGGACCTCAGCGCCGCTGACCAGGCGGTCCAGAGCTGGGCCAGCAGCCTCATGAACCTATCCCAGACGTTGCAGGGCCTCGTTCCCCAGTTCGACACGTTGAACACGACGTTCACCGACCTCGGCACCAACCTCGCGACCGGCGTCGGCAAGACCATGGCGACGTTCGGCGAGAGCACGTTGACCCTGATGCAGCAGCAGACCGCCGACACGGTCACCCAGGTCGACAAGCTCCGCCAGGGACTCAACGCCCTCGACCCGGCCAGCGATGTGAACACGCTCAACCAGATCGGCTCGCTGACCCAACAGCAGTACGCGAACAACATCTCCGAACTGAACACGATCCTCGGCCTCGAGCAGAGCATCGGTCAGTCCATCACCTCGGAGATGCAGAACTGGAAGCTCCAGGACGCCCAGGCGGCCGGCCCGCAGGCCGAGGGGAACTACCTCGTCCAGCAGCTCATGTCGGACTACGGCGCGCTCCAGAAGGGCGGCCTCACCCCCGAGCAGGTCAGCACGCTGACCAGCGAGATCACCAGCCTCGCCGACACGCTTCACGGGATGGGGACCGCGATCTCGCTCACCGGCCCGGGTGGCCAGCCGATCAACACGACGGACTGGCTCGACCAGCTCCTGCAGGCCGTGAACACCATGGCCCAGGGCCAGCTCAACAACGCCGCGAACGGCGTGCAGAGCGCCAACCAGCAGCTGCAGAACGCAATCTCGGGCCTGGCGACGTACATCGCCACGGACACGTCCGGCCTTAACAAGGCGATCGGCGATATCGCAACCCTGATCAACACCGACCTGCACGGGGCGCTCAGCACCTCGGACGCGCTCATCGGTGATTGGGAAGGCCAGGTCGTCGCCGCGAATGCCGCGCTGCAGAAGGAAGTGGACGACTTCGTTACCGCCCTCACCACGCTGACGAGCGCCGCGCAGGGCGCCGCGAACACGCTGAAGGACCTCAACGGCATCCCGCAGACGACCGCCCTCACCCCGCCGCCGACAGTTCCTGGGGGCACCGGCGGGGGCGGTGGTGGAGTCGGGGGCGGAGGGAAGGGACCGGTCGTCGGTGGCAGCCCAAACCCGACCGGCGACCCCAACAGCGGCCTGTTCGGGTCCGAGGCGGCGTCGGTGTCCGCCACGACCAAGAGTCTCGACGGCCTGGGTGCCGCGGTGGATACGCTCCAGGCCGCCCACGTCGCGGCGGTCAAGGCCGTCCAGGCCCTCTCGGACGGCGCGCAGGCCGCAGGTGACAGCCTCGTCGATTCGGCCAACGCCTTCGCCCAGATCATGGCGAACGCGGCGGCCTCGGCGAAGGCTGCGGGGTGGGCATGAGCCGCGACCTCTCGCTCCCCACTGGAGTCGTCGCGGCGGCCACCGCGCCGGCCTACCAGGCGCGCCACGCCGTGCGCATCGCGTTTGCGACGCCCCTACTCCTGTGCGAAGGCCCAGGGGCGATCCAGGTGGCCGGCGAGACGTACAGCGAAGGTGTGATGACGGTCGGCGCGGTCAATGTTGGCCCGACGCCTACGGTGACCATCCGCGTGCGCAACGGTGCGAACGAGGTGAGCGCGGTCGACGCGGACAGCAATGGCCTGCAGAACGTCGCCGTGCTGGTCTACGAGGTCATGTGGGACCCGACGACGGGTGCCCAGCTCGCTCCGGTGCTCATCTTTAGCGGGGTGATCAATCAAGCCCAGTACACGGCCGAATACGCCGACCTGCAGCTAACCTCACGGATGCCAGGGCAGTCCTCCGCCGGCATGGTCGGCAGGTACGTCAGCCAGCTCTGCGTTCTCGTCTTCAAGGGCAGACGGTGCGGCTACGCTGGCTCCGAAACCGTCTGCGACAGGACCATGGATCGGTGTCAGGCGCTGAGCAACTTCCAGCGGTACGGGGGCTGGCCGTCGGTACCTCAGATCGGCACGGTCTTCTCCTACGAGGTGGCGAACGGCACGACACTCGCTGGCACCGCTGGATCAAACATCGGGGCGGCGGTTATCCCAGTTCCGCCGATCACTGCTCCCAGCGTCGGCGGCAACGGGAGCACCGTACGCAGGCTCCTCGCGAGGGCATTATGACGACCTTCCTGAACTACCCGCTCGCCGACTACGGCTCGAAGAACCGGCAGGGGTGGCAGAACACCTACATCAAGGACGACCTCGGGAAGGTGATCCAGGTCCGCGGGATGGGACGCACGTCACCGTTCTGGACGGTCACCCTGTCTTACGACCGCCCGCTCAGCAACCCGACGGACGCCTTCAGTATGAGCGTGTTTCTCAGTGCACTCAGGTCACTCCAGGGCGGCGCGGTTCCCTGCTACTTCTACACGCCGAGCCCATGGGATTGGTGGGACGACACTCCGGCCGGGGTAGGTGACGGTGGTACGTACACGTTCCCGTTCGGCGGGAGCAACCTGGCGCTCGACCAGCTTCTGCCCATCGTCATGGTCAACCACGTGCCGATCCCGCAGTACGGAACAGACGGTCTGCACTGGACCGTCGCGCCGGTCACCGACGACGAGTACAACCGGTTCGCGGTGACGTTCGCGACCGCGCCGGCCAGCGGAGCGGTGGTCACCGTGTCGTTCATGGGTTGCCGTCTGCTCCTGGGAAATTTGATCGCGGACCCAGGAGAGGTCACGGTGTCCGACTACGCGCGCGTCCAGTTCACGTTGCAGCTCCAGGGCGAAGAGGTTGGCGCATGAGCAACGTCCCTCGCAGGCACCTCCAGTCTGGTCCGGCGACCCCGATCGTGGTGACGCCGGTGATCACTGTCCCGCCGTCCCAGACCGCAGCACCGTCGGCCGGCCAGGCCAGCACGCGGGATGCGACGCTCGAGGTTACCGACACCGCGATGGGCACGATCATCCCGGTCAATCTCGGCAGGTTTAGGGCTGTGTGCAAGCTGGTCCACTTTGACATCGCAGGTGGGGACACCTCGATCGAGATGGTGGCGTTGATCGGTGAGGGTCCGATTGACGGAGTCGAGAGCATCTGGCTCGACCAAACGCAGGTCTACCCGACGCCTCCGTCCTGGGTCACCAGCCTGGTGATCCGCACCGGGACCCTGACGCAGACGCCGCCCGGCAACATTACGAATTCGACCATCGCGCAGCTCGCGTGGCCAGGCTATGCCTACGTGAGCATCACGGTGAACCTCGCAACGGCCCCGATCAACGGCGGGATGCCGCGCGTGGAGATTGCCGGACGCGGCCTGTTGGCATGGGACTACTCGAACGCGACTATCCCAGCCCCGGACTTCCCGACGGTGTGGACCGAGAACCCGATGGCGGCCCTCATGCTGCTCATGCGCTCGCCCGACTTCGGCTGCGGGTTGTCGAAGTCCATGGTCGACGCGCTGGAGAGTAGCCCAGGAAAGAGCTGGTACGACTCGGCGCTCGGATGCGACGCGGTCGTTGACAGGTTGTTGGTTCAGGTGTCCGGTAACACCCTCAGCGATACGTCGGCAGGAACAGACTACCCGAGGGCGCAGTCGTTCAAGGCCATCAACGACTCGTTCGCCATTCAGGTGAAGATCCAGGTTCTTGACCATGGCGCCGACGGCAAGGGCTGGCCTGATCTGTTCCAGCTCCGGGCGAGCCTATCGGGCACAGCAAGCCCGCTGTATCCGGTCATTCTTCCTGCCGGCCCAAGCGGTGGCTGGACGTGCAGCACCGACCCGAATATGTTTCCATGTCCGCCAGCCCCGATCAACGGGCCGGGGGACTACTACCTGACGGCGTGGTACGGCAACGACATCACCCAGGTGAGCGCGGGCCGGGTATTCGTGGCCGGGACGACGTACTACCTGGTGATGCCGCAGAACGCGAGCGTCAAGTGGTACCTCAACTCAACGACGAACAACTATACCGACGGCTCAGCCTATTACCTCTCCGGCTCCTGGGCAGGTCAGATCTACGACCACTGGTTTCGGACCGCGGTCGCGGAGAAGATGTTCCGCCTCGAGTTGACCATCACGCAACGCCAGCCGATTGAGCAAGCCGTCACCCCGATCCTCCAGGTCTGCAATGGTCGATGGGGCTACTGGGACGGCCTGTACCGCGTCAGCCTCGACCATCTGGCCGCGGGGTCGCTGGTCATCTCCGACCAGGAGAGCGTCGCCCCGGACATCCTGGCGACCCAAGGCACCATGCAGTGCACCCGGAGCACGCCGGAGGTCCCGAACCTGGCGATCGGCGACTACCTCGACACCGTGACGTGGGACCGGGTTGAGGTGTCCGTTCCATGGTTGACGGTCACGGAGGGCATCGACCAGCCTCGCGAGCTCCGAATGTCGGTCCTTGCCGTCCCAAGCGGCGACCAGATGTACCGATTGCTCAGCACCTGGCTTGCGCGTGGCCGGCGGACGTGGCACGCCACCTGTTCGGTCCCGCAGCACGGCATCAGGCTGCACCCTGGGATGCTGGTGCAGCTCAAGAGCAGGCTGTTCACGTCCACGAAGACCATGCTTGTTGACACGGTAAGCGACAACTCGCACGGCACGTTCGACCTCGCGCTGATCGAGTGGAACGCTGCGGACTTTTGCACTGCCGCCTACGTCCCGCAGACGGTGGTGAACACCGTGACGCAGCTCCCGGACGCCTGATGAGGGGTGGAATGATGAAACGGCTACTCGCCTTCGCGTTGATGCTGCTCGCTCCGGTGCTGGTCTATGCCTCCACGAGCACGATCGTGTCCGTTGGTGCTGGCGGCGTCGTCGATGTGAACTGGGATGGGACCGATGAGGGGAACTGTACTCCCGCTGCGTCTCCCTGCACCTATGCGACCCAGAACGGCGATTCGATCGCTCTCACGGAGACGCCGAACTCTGGGTACACGTTTAACGGCTGGACGGGACATTGCAGTGGCACCTCGACGACGTGCTCGTTCACGGTGGGGTCCCTCCTCTGTAGCGCAGGCGCAACGTGGACAGCCGTCGCCACTCCTACGCCGACCGTGACGCCAGTTCCTCCAACGCCGACCAGGACGGCTACGCCGACTATCACACCAGTGCCCCCGACGGTCACGCCTACGGTGTCAGGGCCAACGGCCACTCCGACAGACACGCCGATCCCGCCGACCCCGACGAAGACACCCACGATCACGCCGACGCCGATTCCGCCAACGCCTACGGCGACGCGAACTCCGACGATCACTCCGACGCCGGTCCCCGGGACGCCAACCCCAACGCCAACGTCGCCGACGTTGACGTTGAACATCTCGGGCCAAGGCACCGTCGCTGCATTCGATGGGGGCGGTGGGACGATCCTCTACTGCGACTACCCGACGACGACGTGCGGTATCGGGGTGCCCGCGGGCATGTACATGAGCATTCAGACGTGGGGTCATGCCGGCTGGTCGTTCGTCAACTTCACCGGGCTGTGTGCCGGGTACAGCAGTCCCTGCACGGTCTACATGCCATCGACGAGCACGTCGTCTACTGGGAACTTCGCGGCGAACGCTCCGACTCCGACCGCTACGCCTACGCCTACGGCTACACCAACGCCACTGCCGCAGGTGACCTTGGCTATCTCCGGAGGGGCAGGTCAGGTGGACCTGTACGTGAATAGCAGCATCGTTGGCTCGGTGTGGCCTGGCAGCACGCCAGGGACTTGGGGCGTCGCTCTCGGGTCTTCCTGCACCCTCTACGGGAACCCGTACAGCGGGTACGGTTTCGTCAATTGGACGGGCAGCGAGTGTAACGGCAGCACCTCGACCAGTTGCGTGTTTACGATGTCGTCAGGCGTTGTGTCGGTCACTGGTAACTTCGTCATTGTCCCGACGCCGACCCCGGCCCCGACGAGTGTTGCGACGAACACGCCTACCCCAACGAACACCCCAACCAAGACGCCGACCATCACGTCGACCCCCACGATCACGCCTATCCCGCCGACGCCTACGATCACGCCCGTGCCGCCGACTCCCACGATCACGCCGACCCCAACGGCAACAGCCACGCCGACGAACACGCCGACGAAGACGCCAACTCCGCTGATCCCGTTCCTGTCGCTCACGTTCAATTCGGGGGCTGGCTCCATCAACGTCCAGGTGAACGGCGCGATCCAGCAGCTCTGCACGAGTCGTTCCTTCCCGTGCGTGTACTCCGTACCGAAGACGTCCTCAGTGGTGCTGACGGCGAGCCCGGCCAAGCCAGGGCTTGGCTATCGTTTCACCGGCTGGAGCAACGACGAGTGCGCGGGGAGCGTGTCCGTGACCTGCGCGTGGACGATGTCTCCGTCCTTCACTCAAGTCCAGGCGAACTTCGCCGGCGGCGCTTACGTGACGCCGACGCCAACTGCAGTGGTCACGCCATCGAACACCCAGACGCCTACGCCGACCCCGACAGGTGCGTACACGCCCGTCCCGACGTGGACCCCGGCACCCCCGACCGCGACGCCGACGATAACCCCAACCCCAGCGGCAACGTCCACCCCAACTCCTGGCGGTGGGTGTGGAGGGTGCCCAACGGCTACGCCGCAGCCTACAGCCTACGCGGGGAGTGTTCCGTATGCGGCAACTCCGACACCCTGGGCCTGGACAACGCCAACGCCGGGGACCGTGCAGAGTGCGCTCGACAAGATAGGAGCGTGGATCGGCGGGGGTACCTGGGTACCAACTCCCGCACCAACGGCGACTCCGATACCGCCCGTCCCTACACCTACGCCTCAGACGATTCCGCCAACTCCGACGCCGAGCACGTTCCCGGTGCCCATTGCCAGCGGCGGCACTGGAGCAACGTCGATCCCGACGTGGAATCAGAGCACGAGCGGCACGGCGGCGGGGCTCAGCACAACCCTGGTGGTCGGCAGCGGCGGCACAGGCCTGACCTCTACCGGGGCGACCGGGAACGTCCTTACGAGCAACGGCTCGGCCTGGACGAGTGCCGCCCCATCGGGTGGCGGGAGCGGAGCCCTCCTCGCCGTGGTGATCTACACGACCGGCACGGCGCAAACCTATACCACGAAGGCGAGTGCGCATTCCATCGTCGTCGAGCTGGTTGGCGGCGGCGGGGGCGGCGGGGGAGCGAAGTCGGGAACCAGCACAGAGGCCGCTGGAGCTGGAGGTGCGAGCGGCGACTACGTAATGAAGCGAATCACCTCGCCGAGCTCGACGTACACCTACTCGGTTGGTGGGGGGGGTGCGGGCGGGAGCGGCTCCGCCGCTGGAAGCGGGGCCGCAGGGGGTGACACGACGTTCGGTACCCTCACGGCAAAGGGCGGCGGCGGTGGTCCAGGAATGGTCGGTCAAACCACCGGCGGGTGCAGCGTGGGGGGGGTATTCCAGTCCGGTTCTTCTGGCGGTGACGTGATTGTGCCGGGAGCGCCGGGAGGTGGAGCGTGCGCCTCTTACTCTGTTTTCGGTTTCGGGGGAAATGGGGGATCGAACCCATACGGTAGCGGCGGACTGGGGCGGGTGGACGCGAACGCTGGGTACAACGGTAACGGTTACGGTGGCGGGGGTGGCGGCGGCGTTGCCTTTGGCACGAGCAAGAACGGCGGTTGGGGCACCGACGGCATCATCATCATTCACGAGTACAGCTAGGAACCATCAATGTTTAAGGGGGTAAGAGTGGACAACGCGGCTTGGGCGGTCTTGGTTGCAATCGGGAGTCTTGGCAGCGGGATCGTGTCAAGCCTGAGCACGACGGCGTCGATGCGGCGCGGAAGCCGCGACGAGCGTCGGCGAGAGATTGACGAACGTGTCGATGCGAAGATCGCGTCGCACGCATCCTCGTGCAAGTTGTCCGACAACGTCGTAGAGCTCATCGAGCGCACGCAAGCCGATGTCGCCGTAGACCTGGATCACGAGCGCGACGAGCGGTCGAGGGGGCGCCAGGCGAATCAGTACGCCATCGAGCACATGCGCGTCGAGATCGTCGCCGGCCAAAAGGAGATTTTGGAGAGGGTAGTCGCCATTCAGAACGTCCAGGCCGCGCAGGGGGCTCGGCTTGATGCGCACGCCGTGGAGATACTTCGTTTGCGTGATGGCAAGAACGGCAGCGGTCGATGAGCGCCTACCCAACGTCAGAAGAGAAACAGGACTTCATCCGTCGCGCGCTCGCAGCCGCCGATGCTGCGCGAGCCGGCGGCGCTCCGATCGTCCCTGGCATCGCAGCCCCGCAGGCTGCGCTTGAATCACGCTACGGCGCGTCACGCCTCGCGGTCCGCGGCAATAACCTATTTGGGATCAAGGCTGGGAAGAGTTGGCAGGGGTTGCGGCTCGCAATGCCGACGGTCGAAATGCAGGACGGCGAGTTGGTCACCATCGAAGCATACTGGCGCTCGTACCCGGATTGGACGGAATGCTTCGCAGACTATGGCCGCCTAATTGGCAGCAAACCGTGGTTCGCCGATGCGGCGGCGGCCGCCCAGCGTGGTGACGCGCTGGGGTTCCTCGACGGCCTGCTCGCCAAGTGGGCACCAGATGGAGAGGTAGATGAGCCCGGCTGGTCAACAAACCCGCAGTACCGCGAGAGCGTGCTCGCGGTAGCGAAAAAGTGGGGACTCGCGTGATTGACCGTTGCCCCCGCTGCGGAGCTGTCGGCCGTGATGGGCGCTACCTGTGCGGCGGCCCGGAGCGGCCGTGCTCGGATTCCACGAGCGCGGCGATCCGCGCGTTGCGGGCCACGGGGCACAACCCTGTGGAGTCGGAAGCGCGCAGCGAGGCGATGCGAGCGCGCCAGGCGAAGAAGAAGGGGGAGTTATGCACGAGGACAAGCAGTCGCCGCCCACCAGCAGCCGCCGTGGTTGCTTGCTAGTTTGCATCGGCACTGTCCTGGGTTGGGTCCTCACCGGGATGGTGGTGACGTGCGCCGTCACGCGTCCGGCGAGAGCGCAGACGCCCACGCCTATCCCGGCCGGGTCGGTCTGTTGCAGTCAGGGAATACTCCTCTGGCCGTGCACCGATACCACGACCTGCGCGGGCGCGATATTTCCCTCGTGCCCTTCGGGTGCCTCAATCATTCCGGCGTCCTCTTGTTCTGGAGGCTCTGCGACGCCGACGCCAACCCCGCCCGCTTCGCAACAGTATTGCCACCTCGCGAGCGGGGGATGCTTCGCGTGGCCTCCAGCGATCGGCTTGCCGTGCAGCGCCACAGGGGACGTTATCAACGCGACACCCTGCGCGGTGTCGACGCCTACGCCTACGCCCACGCCAACCCCGACGCCGACGCAAGCAATTCCGATCACGCTCACGCGGCTGCCCTACCTCCCGTGGCCGTTCTCCTACCAGTATCAAGTCCCGTGGATTCAGCAGCAGCCGGACGGATCAACGGTTATCTCGTGCAACAGCGGCCACTACCCTGACGAGTCGCTCACGCCTCCGGCAGTTGGATCGTCGTCCACAGACCCCGGCGAGTGCTTCGTTCTTGTGCGGTTCGCAGCCGACGGTTCAACACCACAGGCACGTCAGGTCTATTGCAGCAGTCAGACCACAGAGACGTGGGAGACGGGCGATAAAATTATTCCAGTCCAGACCAAACCGGCTGAGCTTCATAGCTACGGGGTATTCACCGGGCGACCCGTTGGCCCTCTCGGGGGTGACTCAGATCGCGACGTTCAGCTCGAAATGGTTACGTTCCGGACGGAGCAGGGAGTGCCAACGGTGCTCTCGCCAAACTTCTACAGGTATACCGTGCTCGCGCAGAAGAGTGCCAACTTCTCGCTCATGGGGATCGTGGACTTGGCCGGGCACGAGCTGGCCTACGTTGGTGCGTTGTACAAGATGGGGTCGTGGCCCTACCTGTTGATGCGATTCCGAATCACCCAGAGCGGCCAGTTCGAGGTTGACCCTTCGTTCCCTCCGGTGAAGATGTCAACGGTTGCCGATGGCATACAGGGGCCGTTGAACCTCGTGCTGGCGAGTGACGGCAAGACGCTTCTCACGACGGATGGGCCGTGGCCCGTGACGCTGGCGTGCCACCTATGGCAGAGCGCCGACCAGGGGCAGACCTGGAGCGCGACCGCGATCGCGATTCCCGCGCCAGTCGGCTCCGTTGGAATCGCGCAGTGCGGAATCGCTGTTCAGCCAGGCGGCGCGGCGTTCTCGCCCATGTGGGGCGTCTGCGGGACATTTTGGTCGCAGGACGGCGATGACGGGATGGACTGGACGAAGCCCGGTGACTGGCAACCCTACGTGTGGTATCAGCAAGGGGCCGCGCTTCCGCGAAACATCTTCACGGCGGCGGTCGCGTACCCGCCCGCCGTGGCGACCGTCGTCATCAACCCGGTTCCGAATCCGAAGCCTGCCGCGAAGAAAGCCAAGCACGTCGCGCCGACATGGCTACCGGGCGCGATCCTTCGGCCCACGCCTCCGGCTGGAGCGCGACCGTGAGCGACGTTGGCAGCTTCCCGATTCACTGGATTGACGCCCGCATTTGGGATGGCCTAAACGCGCGCCTGCTCGCGCCGTTCGACTACATCCGACCGGCGAGCGTCGGCGGCGACCGGATCACGTTCCTTCCTGGCGATGACGACGGACTCGACGACGCGGACGGCCCCTCGATTTGCCTCGCACTCCAGGTGCTAGGCATCGAGAGGTTCGGCCCCGCGTGGCCGTGCGGAATGGGCCATGACCGGAGCTACAGAGGGTACGTCTTGGTGAACGGCGTGAAGACGCTTCTGCCGAAGGACACGTGCGACTTGCTTTGGTACGAGATGCTCATCACGCAGGGCGTCAGCCAGTTCAAGGCCGAGGAGTATTACGAGGGCGTACGGACGCCTCCGGCACAGAGGGCGTTCGACGACGACAGAACCGCGCTCGCGGCGAAGGAGGGGAGGACAGCATGACGGAGTTCGAGGAGAAGGTTATCACGGGGATCGCCAACCTCATGGAGGACGGCGCGCAGACGCGGGACAAGCTTGAGGCGCTGCGCGGTCAGCTCGAAACGATGCTCTCAGGCCTCGGGACGGACATCTCGAAGGTACGCGGGGCCGTTGGTGCGTACGGGCCGAAGCCCACGGTGGTTCCACCGAGCGGGGTTCACCACGAATAGGATAGGAGACTAACATGCGGTTCGGGCTCGGCAAACAGCCGGCAGCGCCACAGCCCACGGACTTTCTGTTCAAGACGTTCCTACCGAGGGCGCTCCCTGCGTACCCGAAGGAGTTTGGGCACGAGTTGTCGATCGGCGTGTGGCCGATGTTCTGCAACGACACGAAAAGCGATTGTGCCCTCGCTGGCGCCGCACACGAGCACATGCTCTGGACGACCGGGGGCATGAACCCGACCGCGTTCAACGACGAGGGTGTGCTCGCAGACTACAGCGCGATTTCCGGCTACGTCCCAGGCGATCCCTCGACCGACACCGGCTGCGAAATGCACACGGTCATGGACTACCGCCTCAAAACCGGGCTGATCGACGCGGCGGGGAACCGGCACAAGATCGCGGCCTACCTTTTCTTGGACCCCGGCAACATCGACCACCTACTGCGGGCGATGTGGCTTTTTGGGGCGGTTGGCATCGGTGTGGAGTTGCCGGACACGGCCGAGCGACAGTTCGAGAGCGGGCAGCCGTGGACGGTCGAGCCGGGAAGCGAGATCGTCGGGGGGCACTACATCCCAGGAATGGGCCTCCGCGATGGGATGGTTCCGGCCGTGACGTGGGGGGCTATCGAACCGGTGACGATCCCGTTCATTTACAAGAACTGCGACGAGGCGATCGCGATGGTCACCCGGGAGCAGATCGACAACACTGGTAAGACGCCGGAGGGCTTCGATTGGATGGGCCTCCGTGAAGCACTTAACGCGCTGTGAACCGAAGAAGGAGGAAACGATGAGCGAAAACTTTTCTGGACTCTCGCTGCGGCAGCGCATCGCCAAGAACGCGTGGTGGTTTCTGAGCCACCCGCTCTACGCGCTTCACTGGGCGATCTACAAAAAGCCCTACTCGTGCAAGTGCTGGCAGCATCACGAACGCGCCGCGTGAGCAAATGAGCTGTGAACCGAAAGGAGACACCATGAAGAACATCATCCTCACCGCAGTCCTGGCCGCGTGCATCGTTGCGCTTCCGATCTCGTGCACATCGCTCAGCGGGGTCACGTGTCCGTCGACGTGGGACACTGCCACCTGTCGGGTGAATCAGGCAATCGCGATCAGCGAGCGCGCAGACCTACTGATGCAGGCAGCGCTGGCGAGCGGTCTGATCCCGCCGCCCCTCAGCACCATCTTCGCCGGCTACCACGCAGCAGTCCCGACCTTCGTGAGCCTGGCGCAGGAAGGACTCGCAGCCTACGAGGCCGATCACACGAAAGACTACGTGATGGCGTGCTCGGCGCTCGAGGATCTGTTCGCCACGCTTCAGAAGAGCCTCCAGGCCCAGGGCGCGACCGACTATGTGGCTCAGGCGACGACCCAGGTCAAGACCGAGGGTGTCGAGTCTTCCATCGCCACGCTCAAGCTGAAGGGCGTCATCAAATGAGCAACGGCGCCCTCATCGTCCTGATTCTCGTCCTGGTCCTGCTCTTCGGCGGCGGGGGCTGGGGCTACTACCGCCGCCGTGGGGAGTAGATCATGAGCGCACAAACCCCGCCCATTACGCCGGAAGCGGCGGCGGCAACCGTCGCGCTCGCGAAGATCGCAGAGGTAGCGACCGCCGCCGTTACTCCGGTAGTCATCAGCCCGCCGTTCAGCATGAAGGGCTGGCTGCTCACGGAGGAACTGAAGCGAAATGCGAAGTTCTTCAAGAACATCCTGAACTTCGACGCGACCATCCTTGGACTTGATCAGGTCATGGCCGGGAAGATGCCTGTGATCTCCGGCCACGTTCTGCTCATCGTCGGCGCGTCATTGCTCGTGGCGGTTTTCAAGATCGCGCTCGACGCGGGGCAGTACCTCATCACGCGGCAGACGATACCGCCTACGCCGCAAACGTAAACTGGAGGTGGCCGTGGTAGGGCTCGTCACCGTCTGGCTCATCGGCGCAACCGTTGCACTGCTGTTACTCACCCGAGCCGTGAACAAACTCCGAAGGGAGATCAAGAAAATGACGACCGAAGTTCAGAACATGGTGGACGCTGTCACCGAGCTCAAGGGTCAGGTGACGAGCATCGTCGGCCTGGTCGACGAGATGGCGACGCTGTTCGAGGCGGCGAAAGAGGACCCGGTGGCGATCCAGGGCCTCGCGGACGACGTGAGGGCGCAGTCGAAGGCGATCGCCGACGCGGTGCTGGCGCACCCGCTGCCGAGCGACCCGCCCGTCGAGCCGCCGGTCGAGCCGACGCTGTAGTTCCCAGTTCACCCCGGGCTTCCTCCCCCGGGCGCCGCAACCGTCCCGCTGGACCGCGCGCCAGCGGGACGGCTCTTTTTGCGTCAGGGCGTCGCCTTCGGCTTGTCTTCCCGCAGCGCGATGATGAGCAGACCCAGCGGGCCGAGGAAAAATCCCAGGATCGCCCCCAAGGGGGCGTTGCCCGTGGACTTTCCGATCAAGGCCCCGGCGACCGCAAACAGAAGCCACGCGTTTAGTGCGATGAAGGACGTCATGGCGTCACCGGAACCATAACGCACTGTACCTTCTTCGGTACCAACCTCTTGTACGATCCGGTGGCCGCATCAACGCCGTCCCCGATTAGGCCGCCCAAGAGTAGGTTTCCAAGGACGACCGAACTCCAGTGGGGCACGAGGGTCGTCTCGCAGGGCGCGTATCCGGCAAGTTCCACAACGACGAAATGACTCAGCTTGCGGGCCAGCTCAAGCTTCGCCGGGGTGCGACCCACGGCGGTACCATTGTCGGTGATGATCGCCCCCGCGGGGGTGCTCGTCACCGGCACCGTCTGGTGCGAGCCGTTGATGATTGTGGCGCAACCGGTGAGGGAGAGCAGGGCGACGGCGACGGCAATTAGGATGATCCGGGTGCGCGTGCTGTCCTTCCGCACTGGCGGGGTCCAGCCCTGGTCGCGAGCGTCTTCACGCTGATTGTGGTAGTTCGTATTCATGGTGAACCTCCTGAGGACAAGGTAGGCTCCCGGGGACCGAAAGTCAAGGGGGCTTGACAAAGCCAAACGAAGGCTCCATACTCCCTTTATGGACGCTCTCAACCACCTCAAAGAACGGCGTGGCGACCTGGGGATCAACCAGCAGGACGCAGCGCACGCAGCCAACCTTTCCCTCACCTACTGGGGGATGATGGAGCGCGGGGAGTCCCGGCCGAGCCTAGATGTCGCCAGGCGGGTTGCCGGGGCGCTCCAGTGCGAGGTCGATGACCTGTGGCCCCTCGGGACGCCGGAACAGGAGGCGGTGTGATCCTCGAAGTGGCCCACGAAGAGACAACCGGAATCGACGAAGGCATGCTCGCCCTGACCGCCTCCGTCGTCTCGCAGGCGATCTTGGACGGCCACCCGGGCCGCGCCCATCACTCGCTGGCACTCGCCAAGGGCCAACTCGGCGCCAGTGGCGAAATCCGCAGCAAGTGGCGCCGCCGCAACCTCGCTCGCCGCATCCGCAAGGTGCTCGCGGAAACCCGCGAGGCGCGGCGCTGGGTGCTCGCTCTCCTGTGCGGCCAACCGATGCTCCTGCGCCGCTGCCGCGAGGTCTGGGCGATGAGCTACCGCGAGGCGTCCTGCGCGCTGCGTGGGCCGAACGTGACGGCAGAACCGAGCAAAGAGGAGGCGCTGTGACTCCATCTTTGCGCCTCCTGTCCTACGCCGAGTGCGCGGCGATCGCCGGCCGGAGCGTCAAGACCATCTCCCGCTGGGCGGCGCTCGGACTGTTCCCGGTGACGCGCCTGAACGGCCGCCCGCAGGTCCGCGAGGCGTGGTTCCGCAAAGCCATCGAAGAGAACACGAGCGCGCAAGGACGTGGCCTGTGAGGGTCACCGTCCACTGCGCCTACTGCCCGCGAACGCTCAAGCTCGACATCACGTTCCTGTTCGACATCCCGAGTGAGGCGAAGGCCGAGGGCTGGGTGCTCGACACGATCGAGCACAGCAGCGGGCGGCTCGTCTCCCTCGACTGTTGCCCTCAATGTCTAGCCGCGCGCACCGGCGCCGTGCGCGAATCTCTGCCAGTGCCGCCGCACTCGGTCAACCCACAATTCAGCGGGGGTCGTCCCATAGCGTCACCCGCCATCGAGACCCGGCCGGCGGCGGCCGGCCAACTCGACCCCATAGGGGTAGAAGGAGAACGAGATGAAAACAGAACGTTATCACCCACCGGAACGGACACAGAAGGAGAAGACGGCCGAGTTGTACGGCATCCTGGAGTACAACCTCAAGTATCTCGCAGCGAGGGCCGCAGAGGCACGGAAGGAAGGTGTGCCCCTGGAGGACCGGCAGTTCGGGGCGATGTACCGACACCACGAGAAGATCGGGAACATCCTGTTCAAGGCGTTCAACGACCACGACGGGAGCGGCTCGGCTCACTGGGTCTGACCGCCGGAGAGACGGCACAAAACGACAACTTGGGCGCTGTTGGGACCGACTCCGCCAATCACCTAGCGGAGGAGCGGAGGCCCACAGCCGGAGCAAGGCCGGCCAGCGCCCTCTCCTCCGTTTCACCCGCACAAAGTTGGCTCCATGCCCCCGACCCGGCCGACGGGCCAAGCGGCTCCCGTTGCACCGTAGCTCCTCAGTGCGCCAACCCAACTAGCACGCAGCGGCGCATGGCTCCCGCTGCGCATGTCTCAGACGAAATCGCCCCGGCTGGCACCGGGGCAGGAGGTAAATCGTGAAACTGCTCAAGTCGATTCTCTCGCTCCTCGGCGTCCGCGTCAAGGTGACGCCGCCAACCGGATCGTGCCCGTGCTGCGGCTCCCGGCCGCCGGCGCACTCGGAGGCGTGGAAAAAAGGCGCTCTCGTGCGGCTGCCGCGGCTGCCGGAAGCGAGGTAGCCATGAACATGCGCACTGCACAGCTCCGTTACGACGCCCAGGAAGCCGAGCCACAGCTTGACGATGCCCGTGTCGTGTGGCTGCACGACCTGCTGTCGATGCTCTGCGATGAGCTCGCCGACTCCATCCAGAGAACCTCGGATTTGCGCGAGAGGATCAACGACATCACGGACGAGATCAACGAGGCAACGCGGTGAAACCTGTATTTCTCTACGCCCTTGACGATCCGCGAACTGGAGAAATCCGGTACGTTGGGATCACGTCTCGCCCACTGAAAACGCGCTTGCGGCATCATCTTGCGCAAGCAAGGGGTGGAAAGAACAACCACCGCTTCACATGGATAAGGAAGCTTCTAAGCCTCTCCTTATCGCCCGCGATGCGTCCGCTTGCAATTCTTCAGGGAAACGCGGAAGCCTCTCGCTGCGAGGTGGCTTACATCGCCGCAATGCGCCGCCGCGGTGCGCGTCTGGTAAACGGAACGGACGGTGGAGAGGGTACAACTGGACACGCAGTCAGCCAAGAAGAGTGCGGCAGGATGGCAGAGCGGCAACGCAACCGCTGGCTCAATGCTGAATACCGGCAGAGAATGGTGAGCGCGCTGACCGGCAGGAAGATAAGTCCAGAGGCAATTGAGAAGAGATCAAGCACCATGAGGGGAAGAACGCGGCCCCCCTTCACCGAAGAATGGCGATCGCGCCTATGCGAAGCACAGCGCAATAGAAGCCCAGAAACACAGGAGAAAATGCGGCTTTCTCAGCTCGGAAGACATCACAGTCAGGAAACAAGAGCAAAGATGTCTGAAGCGCGTAGGGGGCAGTCAATTAGCCCAGAGCACCGCGCGAAGATATCGGCAGCTCGCAAGGGGACGAAGGCTTCACCGGAGACTTGTGCCAAGATCTCTGCCGTCCAACGCGGTAAGAGGCGCGGCCCGCTTAGTCCCGAAACGCGAGCAAAAATTGGAGCAGCCAATCGGGGGCGCCGGCACAGTCCCGAGGCCCGCGCGAAGATGTCCGCATTCCAATGCGGCCGACCGCCATTTAGCAAGGAACATCGTGCAAAGATCAGCGCGGCTCTAACTGGCAGGGTGCTTACACCAGAACATCGGGCGAAAATCTCACGAGCCAAGACAGGAACAACGCGAAAGAAGGCAGTATGAGCGCAGAACCCATCGCCCGGGAATGGCCCCCGTCCTATATCGGCGGCCCCACCGCAGCCGCGATCCTCGGCCTCGGGTACAAGACCGCGCTCCAAGCGTGGGGCGAACTACGCGGCCTTGTGCCGCAGCCCCGGGCGAACGAACGCATGGAGTGGGGAAACCGGCTTGAGGAAGTCATCGCCAAGAAGTACGCCGAACAATCCGGGCGCGAGATCCGGCGGCACTCGCGGCTCATCCTGCACCCCGTCCACAAGTTCATCGGCGGGCACATCGACCGATGGGTCTTCGACAAGATCCTCGGCCGCGGCGTGCTGGAGATCAAGACAACGGGCGCGCACATGGCCGAGTCGTGGGAGGGCGAACCCCCGCTCTACGTCCAGGTCCAGACCCAGCACTACATGCTGGTGACGGGCGCACAGTGGGGCAGCATCGCGGCCCTCATTGGCGGCCAGCGATTCCTCACGTTCGACGTGAAGCGGAACGAGGCGTTCATCTCCAACCTACTCAAGCGGGAAACCGAGTTCTGGGCGTGCGTGCAGAGCGGAAACCCGCCGGCCCCGGTCGCGGCAGACAACAATCTCCTGGCGTCGATCTACTCCCCGGAAGACCCTGACGGGATCGTGGATCTCCCCGCCGAGGCGCTGCAATTCGACATTGCTATCCGCGACGCCAAAGCGGAAGCCGCCAAGGCGATCGAAGCGAAGGAAGACGCCGAGGCGAACCTCAAAGCATTAATCGGCAAGGCCACGATCGGCCGTTTGCCCGGCGGCGACGCATACCGCTGGAAGACCGAGCCACGGAAGTCCTTCACCGTCGAAGCATCAACCCCGCGCGTACTGCGCCGGATAAAGCTATGACCACGAGAACACCAACGGCTATACGGATAGCTAGGAGGAAACCAATGGCAGCAAAACAAGAGAGTGCGGCGATCATGCTGGCGCCGTCAATGCAAGTGGTCAGTGGGGAGACGGCCTCGACCGCACGGGCGGCCCAGGCGCGCGCCATCGTCGAGGCGCGGTACGTCATGGCGATGCAGCGCCCGCGGGATCTCGACGTGGTCC